TGTCCAGATGTTGAAAAATTACCAGTAAATATTCCGTTGAGAGAAATAGATAGACGCAAATATATTAAAGTGGTAGACACAGCAGAAGTATATTCTGATATAGTTTACGAATCCTACAAACAAAAATGGCAGTGGATTAAAATACGTTTTCCTTTTAGCAAAAAAGATATCGTTGCAATTGAATCTTTAAAATCTAAATGCAAGGAATATCATCATTTCAAAGGCTCACATGTTCATTTTTTTAGATTTACATACAATAATGCATATGAAGTATACGAACTTTTGCATAATAGAAATTTCGAAATTGAATCTCAAATTATAGACATGCATAAAAAAGTTGCAGAAATAAAAAATAATGAAAAAGATGTTTTACCTTTTTTAGAAAATAATATATTGTATAATGTAGATCAATCTGTAGTTAAAAATTTACAAGATACAGATATAATTTACAAGCAAGACAAATCAATAAAATATGGCTACAAAATTATTTCTCCGTATACAGATAACACCTTAGCAAGTGAAATTAGTGTGCGTAATGAACCTGAAATTTTAGCAAGTCCTAAAACATATAATCTAAACAAAATTGCAGAAAGTTTTTTACAATTAGATAGGTTTCCTGTTATTGCTTTAATAAACGAAAATGATGCTTATAATGAAATTTTGCAAATATATTCTGCATTCAGTGGGTTTATAGAAAATAAACAACAAAGTGTTTTGTTTAGAATTGAAAAGTCGGATCATGTCAATGCCGATTTGAATAATTTTATTAGAGAAAAGCATTTGAACAATTGGGTTGACAAAGACACAAAAATAGTGTATATTAAGAAGAAAGTATTGCCTAAGGTATTGTTAAAAAGTAACTTTATTCCTACTACTGCATTAGCAATAAAGAGCGACAGGAGCTCTACAACAGTAGATCAATATGTTAAATTTAACTGTGATCTAATTGTATACAATGATGATGCCTTTAGCACAATGAAAAGATGGACGTATGGCAACTTGCAAACTAATTATTGAGGACGAAGTTAATATCAAACTAGAAGGTTTAGATGTAGATGTTCGACGCAAGCTCTCTAACGCTCTCAAGTTCGAAGTTCCATATGCACGATATATGCCGCAATATAAACTTGGACGTTGGGACGGCAAGGTTGCTTTTTTTGGGATTGGCGGCACCGGTTATGTAAATCATTTAGATACTATTACAGAGGTATTGGAAAAGAACAAAGTTCAGATAGTTGATATTGAAGATAGACGGCATCCAATTGATTTAAGTTTTGTGCCAGTAACAGAACGCTACTGGGCAGATCAAGGTGTGCGTTGGCCTAAAGGGCATCCTGCTGAAGGCGAAGAAATTATTCTGCGCGACTATCAAGTAGAAGCAATCAACAACTTTGCAAACAATCCACAGAGCTTGCAACAGATTGCAACAGGCGCAGGTAAAACTATTACAACTGCTACACTATCACATATGAGTGAAAAGTATGGACGTAGTCTTGTTATTGTTCCAAATAAATCACTTGTTACACAAACAGAAGAAGACTATCGCAATTGCGAATTAGATGTTGGAGTTTATTTCGGCGATAGAAAAGAGTTAGGTAAGACTCACACCATCTGCACTTGGCAAAGTTTAAATATACTTGACAAGAAACACAAGGACGGAGAAGCAGTATTATCACTAGCCGAGTTCTTAGATGGTGTGAGCACTGTTATTGTAGATGAGGTGCACCAAGCAAAAGCAGAAGTGTTAAAAAACTTGCTTACACGCAATTTAAAAAATGCACCTATACGTTGGGGACTAACTGGCACTATACCAAAAGAGAAGTTTGAGTTTGAATCAATCCACGCAAGTTTAGGTCCAGTTATTGGCGAAATTACAGCAAAAGAATTACAAGACAAAGGTGTGCTGTCACAAGTTCATGTTAATATCGTGCAACTAATGGATACTGTAGCACACAGCAATTATCAAGAAGAATTAAAATACTTAACAACAAATAAAGCAAGAATTGAATATATAGGCAAATTATTAAACAATGTAAAACAATCAGGCAATACACTTATACTTGTAGACAGAATTAGTGCAGGCGAAATGCTACAAGAACTTATTCCAGGATCAACCTTTGTTAAAGGTGATGTTAAACTAAAGGATAGAAAAGATGCATATGACGAAATCAACACGGCAGATAATCAAGTGGTTATTGCCACTTATGGTGTCGCTGCTGTTGGTATTAATATTCCTCGCATTTTCAATCTTGTTCTTATTGAACCTGGAAAATCATTTGTAAGAGTTATACAATCTATTGGTAGAGGCGTTAGAAAGGCTAAGGACAAAGACTTCGTTCAAATATGGGATCTTACAAGCACTTGTAAGTTTGCGAAGCGGCACCTTACACAGCGTAAAAAGTTTTATAAGGAAGCACAATACCCATTTACTATAGAAAAAGTAGATTGGAATTAGATGAATATATTATTAGTAAATAATCAACCCTTTAACTTGAATACAATACCAGAAGAAGTTGACGACAATGTTAGATTTGCAGTATTGGATAATAGCAACCCACAAGACCCTGATTTCTTTTTTGTTCCTTTAATTTTTCTAGAATCGTTTAACGCTCCTGCTGTTGTGTTAAATATAAACGGCAATGAAATTACAATGCCGCTAGATTGGTGTGTAGCAGTAGGATGTAGTCAAGCCGGCAGTGACTTAGAAGTATTACCGTTAACTAGTTTGAATGAACGTGGGTTTGAAGCATTTTTATTCAACCCACTTACAAGTTATAGTCCGGAATTTGGCACAATAGAAATACTTAATTTTTATAATGATGTAAAATGGTATTTTCCTAAGATGAAAAACGGACAACTGTTAAGTATACCAATAGAAGACAAAGAGAATTCACTTTGTGCATACTTTGTAAAAGACATTAGTAGACAAAGTGAAATAATAGATTTTGGAAAGTTATTGTAATGAAAGCAGGAAAAATTTGGGGCCAGACAGAATTAATACATGCAAACGGTGTGCTTGAATTTCACCGGATTGAATACAAAGCAGGATACAAGTGTAGCGAACACGAGCACAGATATAAATGGAATGGCTTCTTTGTAGAGTCCGGTAAAATGATTGTTCGTGTTTGGCAAGACGCTGATCAACAAGGTTTAGTCGATGAGACTATACTTGAAGCCGGAGATTTTACACAAGTAAAACCAGGCAAAATTCACCAGTTCGAAGGTTTAGAAGATGGTGTTGCTTTTGAACTATACTGGGCAGAATTTAATCACGACGATATAGTTAGAAGAACTATTGGAACACAAGTCACAGACAAAAGGAGAAAATAATGTTTGGATGGCTAAAAAGATTATTTAAAGGTAAGATCGAAACTGTAGATTTAAATGCAGCAGCTGAAAAGATTGAACAAGTAAAAGAAAAAGTTGAAACTGCAAAACCTGTAGCAAAAAAAGCAGCAGCAAAAGCTAAAGCAAAAGTAGCAGCGAAAGTTGTAAACTTCGATGTAATGAGTAAGAAAGGACTATTAGCAGAAGCTAAAGCACGTGGTATTAAAGCGAATGCAAGTCTTAAAAAAGAGGAACTAATAGAGCGACTTAAAAGTGCCTGATTTGGTTCCTGGTGAAGCATTAATATACGAACGTGCAAATGGTGTAGTATATGCACGTTATAGAGATCCCCCTTATAACAATCAACCTCGTTGGGTTATAGGCGGGGATCCTGATGCTGTAGCTAAAGAGCAAGGAAATTTGTTTAGCTATGGTCAATGGCAGGAAATGATGGATCTTGCAAATGAATATCCAACATTAAAAAAACAACTACAAAAAGCCATTACAACATACATGGTGTTAAAGGAAGAAAAATGAGAATAATAGCAGGACCTTGTCAGCACGAAGGATTAGGACAGAGTGCAGAAATTGCAAGAGAATGCAAACGTGTATGCGATAAGTATGGCATACTATATACATTCAAAGCCAGCTATGATAAAGCAAATAGGACATCAGTTGATGGTATAAGAGGTGTTGGTATAAAAAACACCATGAGAGATTTTATGTCTCTAAAAGCCACGGCACTTAATGTTTGGACACTTACAGATATTCACACTGTTGAGGAAGTAAAATACATAGAAAAAAATTATAAGAGTGCTGTAGACGTTTATCAAATTCCTGCATTTTTATGTAGACAAACTGACCTAATAAGAGCAGCAGTTGATACAGGAAAAATTGTCAACATTAAAAAAGGGCAGTTTTTAGCACCATGGGATATGGCAGGTGTCCTTGGTAAAACCACGGGCGCTAAAGATGTATGGATAACCGAAAGGGGAACAAGTTTTGGATATAACACATTGGTCGTTGACTTTACTGGCATTCAGTATATGCTTGACCATTTTGACAATGTGGTTTTTGACGTCACGCACAGTGTCCAAAAGCCAGGAGGACAAGGTAACAGTAGTGGTGGCAATCGTGAATATGTTCCTCGCCTTGCTCGTGCTGCCGCTGCTATGGGTGTTAGCAATTTCTTTTTAGAAGTTCACCCAGATCCAGATAATGCTCCAAGCGACGGTCCTAACATGTTAAAACTTAACGATTTTGAAGATGTAGTCAAGCAGATAAAAGTTACATATGATGCTGCTACAAATTGGAGTTGGTCATGACAACAGCAATACTAATACCTGCAAGATATGCCAGCAGTAGATTTCCAGGTAAAATGATGGCTAAACTAAATGGCGTGCCCCTTGTAGAGCATGTTTATAATCGCTGTGCTGCTACAGGATTAGATACATACGTGCTGACAGATCATCAAGACATTTACAACTATATGGGTGCCAATAGATGTCTTATGACACAAGAAGCTGATAACGGCACACATCGTTGTATGCAAGTTATAGACGAAATCTTACAATATGATAGATACATAAATGTGCAAGGCGACATGCCTGATATTACTGAAGATATTATACGAGCTGTTGAAAGTGCGTTACAGCAAAGTGATGTTGCAACTGCATATACGCCAATGGATTTTAACTTGCGAAATGATCCAAACAGTGTTAAAATGATACATAGTAGAGGTAGAGCTCATTGGTTTCTACGTGCAAGTCTACAATATGGAGACCACCACTTGGGTGTATACGGATACAACAGAGAAGCAAAAGCAATGTATACTATGAGTCAAAAGTTTCCAGAAGAAGACATAGAACAACTTGAACAGCTACGCTGGATACAAAACGGTATTAAGATTGGTGTTGTAGAAGTTGACTTCGAAGGTATTGAAATAAACACGCCAGAGGATTTAGAAAAATGGCAAACAAGGAACTAGACTTATTCAAAGTATTAATTCCAAGCATTGATATGGGCTACAAAGACTTGTATGATGCAGCAGGTGAAGATGGCAAGAAAGATATTAAACTTGACTTGTGGAATCTTAATCGTTATATTAGCAGTGTAAAAGGCAGCTATGAAAAACAAGCATTGGCTGTGTTTAAGGTTAACGAATACTATAATAAAAATTGGAATGTGCTAGGCGGCACTAATCATGTAAAACTGCAATGGCAACTGTTATGTGTTGCAGGTAAAACTGGCAAAACACAATTCCATCCTTGGATTGGTTTGAAGAAGAAAAAAGACGACAGTAGCAAGGCAGTAAAGTTGCTTGCACAAATATATCCAAATATGAAAATGGACGAGGTTGAAACACTTGCTAGAATATCTACAAAAAAAGAAATCAAAGAGCTCGCAAAAGAACACGGTTACGAAAAAGTTGACATCTAATTACACTTGTGAATACTGCAACAAAAGTTATATGAAAGAAAGCACACTGTTAGCGCACATGTGTGAACCAAAAAGGCGTTGGCTACAAAAAGATGAAAAAAGTGTGCAAGTAGGGTTTTACGCATTTCAACGATTTTACAAATTAAGTGCAGGACATAAGAAAGAAAAGACATATGAAGAATTTGCAAAAAGTAGTTTTTACAATGCTTTTGTTAAGTTTGGCAGCTTTGTTAATAACGTTAGGCCTTTATATCCAGACAAATACATAGACTATGTTGTAACCAGTAATGTAAAATTAGATCACTGGTGTAGAGAAGAAATGTATGAAAAATACGCGGTTGAACTAATACGTAAAGAAGGCGTTGAAACTGCACTAGAACGTAGCATTGATACAATGGTAAAATGGGCAAAAGAAAAAGACAGTGTATATAATCATTATTTTTCATATGCATCGCCTAATAGAATCACATGGGATATCAAAGATGGGAAGATATCTCCGTGGTTAGTTCTTAATTGCCCTACAGGTAAAGAAGTATTGAATAATTTAAATGACGAGCAACTAGGTATATTAGGTAATATTTTAGATCCTTCGCATTGGGCATTAAGATTCAAAAGACAAACAAAAGATGTTGAATTAGTGAAAAAAATTGTTAAGGAGGCTAAACTATGAAAATACTAATATACGGATTACCCGGTAGCGGCAAAAGCACACTAGCAAAACCTTTGGCTAAACTGCTTGGCGGTGTGCATGTAAACGCCGATATTGTAAGAGAAAAATACGAAGGCTTTGACAAAACAAAATGGGACTTCAGCGTTGAAGGTAGATTGCATCAAGCACAGCGTATGAAATACATATGTGACGGCATTGTAATGAGTGGCAAAATAGCTGTTGCTGATTTTGTTTGCCCTACTGAGGAAACCCGCAAAGAATTTTCTGCAGACTTTACAGTGTGGATGGACACAATTAAAGAAGGTAGATTTGAAGATACAAATAAATTATTTGAAAAGCCTGATATCAAAAAGTTAGAAGTAGATTATCATGTAAGTAAATGGTTTGATGATACACATATTCAACTCGTTCCTATTGTAGAACGTTTTATGAAAAAGCAAAGCAGCACCACAGTTGGATATAGTGCTTGGAGAATGGAGTTGGATGATGTTCGATCTACGTAAACCAACAGTGCAACTTTTAGGAAGGTGGCAACCTTGGCACACAGGACATACTGCGCTGTTTAGAAAAGCATTAGAGCAAACTGGACAAGTGTGTATAATGGTGCGTGATGTATATAATGCTGATGCAGGAATGGGGAATACAGATAACCCATTTGAGTTTCACGACATTAGTTCTGAAATACAATGGCAGCTTAAACAACACGGATATGAGCACGGTATGCAATATATGATAATGCAAGTTCCAAACATTGTAGATATAAGCTATGGACGTAATGTAGGATATACATTGACAGAACACGACTTAGGTGCTAAAATACACAATATTAGTGCTACAAAAATTAGAGCAAAGATGAGAGAAAAAGGTGAACTCTAGAAAATTACAAAATGGTCTTTCAGTATACGAACTAGACGAACCAGTTGAACTAGTTGTAAAAACACGAGCACCAATGAAGTGGATTTTGATCGACAGAGAAACTGGTGAAAAGTATATAGGCACAATACCAAAAGAAGGTGAGATGCATTGGAACAAGATACAGGAGTATCCACATGCCTGATATTGATATAGATTTTGCAAACAGAGATACTGTGTTATCTAAAATACAGCATCGTGTGGCAAAATTAGATACAGGTAAAAAACACAACACTGGTGTATATGTTACAGAGTGTCCACATAATCCTATAGACAACTTGGCTACTATTGATTACAAAACAGCAGAAGATAGAGGTTATTTTAAACTCGACTTTTTGAATGTAAGCATTTATAACGATGTTAAAGACGAAGCACATTTACAACAATTGATGGAGAAGGAACCACAATGGCAACTATTGGAGCACGACGATTTCACCAACTTGCTGTTTCACGTCGCAGGACATGGAAACATATTACGAAAGTTGCAGCCGCAGTCAGTGGAGCAACTAGCAGCAGTTCTAGCGATAATACGGCCTGCAAAGAGGCATCTTGTCAACGAAACATGGCAAACGATATTCAAAGAAGTTTGGACAAAACCAGAGGACGGTAGCTATTACTTTAAGAAAGCACATGCTATTGCATATGCTACAAGTGTTATAGTTCACATGAATTTAATTTGTGAACAACTTAACGAGCAGGCTTCCTCATAACCTGAACACTTTTACGTTTTACTCTTTTTATACTTAAATTATTTAAATTCACACAAGGGCCAACACTTATTTTTACATCTTTACTATTCATTGTAACAATAGAATAATTTAAAACATTTATTTCAGATTTTAAGAAAATATTAATAGGAATCATTCTGTTTGATTCCCACCACCATACTTCTCCTAATTGTAATAAGAGCTTTTTATGTTCATCAGTTTTTAAAGAATTATAAACATACATGCTGGTTACAACACTGTCTTGATTCGCAATGATACCTACATATTCATTGCCTCCGTAAGCAACTACACTTATCCACGGTAAATTTTTTTCTATATTTTTTAATAACATCTGCGGTAAATACTTATACTAAAAGGTTCCAGTCATGCAAAAAACTTATATATATTTAGCAAAGAATAAAATCACAATTGTCGCAGATTTGGACGGCACAATTACGGAGTATAGACCAGTGTATCAAAGAACAATACAAGCCTATAAAGGCATAGATAATTTACTACATTTTGATGTTAAAAATCATGATCAAAAGAATGTTAGCTTAACAGCTTATACTCCACACTTTGTTGCGTTTGACGAAAATAAAAACTTGGTAATAGAAAAAGATGGAACCAAAACAGATAACAAAGGCGAATTTACAATCAATATATCTGAAAATGATTTATTAAATATAAAAGATCAATATTTAAGTTACAGCGTATATTTGGTAAAAGACAGCGACTTAACAAAAACACTTACATATAGTGATGATCATTTCGGAGCAAGTGGAACTATTTTTGTAAGTGGACAAGCATTACCTGGACCTCAAAAAACATATAGTGTTACAACATTTATACAAGACGGACAAAACGAAATTTGGTATAGCGAAGCAATAGATGCACAACCTGCTATCAATGGCAACAGCGCATTACATACGGCAGCAATATACACAGATGGATATGTAGGAGATATTACAATCCAAGGCACACTAGATAATCAGGTTACACAAGGAACCGTATGGGCCGATATTGCCACTACAAGTTTGAACAATGAAACACAACCTGTTCCAATCAACTTTAACGGCGTGTTTAGCTATCTTAGATTTGAAACTACAGCATCCCCTACAGATACAGTCAGTCAAATCCTGGTAAGAAACTAATTGACAATTTAAACTTTTGGTGTTAGTATACATGTATGAGCATCGTATCTGACACCCTGGCCTTATATCTGCCTGCAAAGCGTAAAACTACACCCAGTGGGTGGACCAGTTTCAATGCGCCTTGCTGTGTGCATAACAATGAAAATGCTGACACTAGAGGACGTGGTGGTGTTATATACGAAGGCGATGTTATTTCGTATCACTGCTTTAATTGTGGATACAAAGCCAGTTGGCAACCAGGACGCAATCTAAGCTACAAGTTTAAGAAACTGTTGGAGTGGCTAAACACACCCGATGCAGATATTACAAAACTAGCACTAGATGTTATGCGTGAGAACGAAGGTGTAGAAGTTCAGCAGCACAAAGTTGAACTACCTGAGTTTGCGTCAACACAATTGCCAGAGGGTGCAAAACCTTTAAAGGAATGGGCAGACTATTGTGCATTAGAGCCCGGTGGGGTTGACAAAAATCTATGGCGTGTATTTGAATACATGAAAGAAAGAAATCTGTATTTAGATGACATTGATTATCATTGGACACCTACACTTGCATATCGTGATAGACTTATTATACCTTTCCGTTATGAGGGGCGTATAGTTGGATATACAGCCCGCACATTAGGAGAAAGCAAAAGCAAGTATCTAACGACTATGCAACCCGGTTATGTGTTTAATTTAGACGAACAAGGACACAATAAAGTGTTTACAATACTATGCGAAGGACAGATTGACGCTATACATGTTGAAGGCTGTGCTATTGGAGGTAGTGACATAAACGATGCTCAGGCCTTGTTGCTTAATAGACTTGGTAAAGATATATACGTTGTTCCCGACAGAGACAAAGCTGGTAGCAAGTTGGTAGAGCAAGCCATAGATAGAGGATGGCATGTTAGCTTACCAGACTGGGATGAAGGTATAAACGATATTGGCGATGCAGTAGCAAAACATGGCAGGCTATATACATTATACAGCATAGCGTGTGCTGCCGAAAGCAGCCCATTAAAAATTAGATTGAGAGCAAAGAAATGGTTTGGTTAATTAATTTACTTACATGGCCTTATAGACGTATTCGAGAAGAAATTCGTTTTAGGAAAAAGCTAAAAGAAATGCGCAAGAAAGATCCGTTTATCTACAAATGATTACATGGGGCATAAGTGGTAACAGCCATGACGCTGCGTTAGCTGTATTCACAGATAATGGATTAGAATTTGCAAGCCATAGCGAACGCTTTAGTGGCGTAAAAAATGATGCGCATCTAAATGATAAATTAATAGAGTATGCAAAACAATGGGGAGAGCCTGATGAAGTTATTTGGTATGAAAGACCCTTTGTCAAAACTCTTAGACAACTTAGAGCAGGGCAAGGGTTCAAATACTTGGGTAAAAACAATATCCGTAAGTATCTTCGATCTTATGGGATACGTGCTCCTATTAGGTATACTAATCATCATCTTGCCCATGCTGCTGCCGGCTATTATACTTCGCCTTTTACTGACGC